CTGGAGTCCAAAAGGGCAAAGCCCTAACCCACCTCAAAATTGAGGAAAGAGTAACCTAGAGTTCTGGCTCGACCCCGCAAGGGAGCTCGAGCCAGGGACCCAGGTCAACCCACCGTGGTATCACGAGCTTGATGAACTCGTAATTGAACCTCTCCCATTGTATGAGAGTAGGCTCAGTCGCCTGGACATCTACGGACAAAACCCCATTACTGAGGTTGCCGTGTACGCCCGGTGCACTACTTCGCCTCCTAGTTTTTGACAGGGAGGCAGTTAGTGCCGGCTGCTCAGATGGAACGGTCTTCTTGTAAGACCGCACCACATGACGGCCAATCCACCCCTCGTGCCCATTGGGCGCGCGGTGTGGCCGTGCTTCATCAAAGTCACGGATCAGGCCGCCATCTCCGAAACCATCGGAGATAGACAGTCGACGATACCGACCACCAAGCCCAGCGACCATAAGGTCGTAGGCCGGTTTTAGGGACGCATCAAGGCCATAAGCCGAACCCACCATGCGGTGAGCTAGGCGTTTGACACTGTTTGCAGCCCAGAGCTTTCGCTCCTCGGTATTGACATCCTTTCGGATGTACATTGGCGACACGTCGTAGCCAGAGAAGAAGTGTTTTCCACACGACTCCCTGAACCGTCCCTTCCAAAAGCTTTTCTCACTATTCAGGGTAAACCCTGCAAAGGATAGAACTATAGAAAGAAGCGGCACTACGGATACAGGAACAATTATGTCATCCCCGTACACGCAGAGCGTACGACTCGACTCACCCATCTGGGAGATGCACGCAGAGCAAAGGGCCCAAAAGATCAGGCTCTCAAGCTCGAACGTGAACCCATTTCCCATGGATGAGAACTTCTGGAGAAAAATATCCTCCCCAGAAGGTAAAGTGCTAGACTTGCTACGGCATACTTTCATAGCCAGAAGCCAGTCCTCAGGGAGCAACCGATCAACCAAAACGCGAGAGATTGTGTCGCTCGCGCAAGATAGGTCGATTGTCGCAAGAGATCCGTCAACACTTCCGCATTTAGCGTAATGCTGATTTCTCTCTTGACTGTCGAGGTCAATACCGACAGACCTGAGTTTCCGCCGAATGACGCCACCGATCCCTTTCTGAACGAACATGTTCATGAGGGGCTCGACAGCAATCACGCGGTCGGTTTTCGCACTTTTCGGCACGGTGGTAATGCGACTTCCTCGGACTATCGAAAAGCAGTCCTCGGTCTTCCCTGTTAAAGCAGGCACAGTTTTTGACCACTGTGGAGAGCTCCCAATAAGGTGCTCAGCGAAGGTCGCACATTCCCCTGTCACTGTCGGTTTTCTAAAACCGAACTTATGCACTGCGTGGCGTTTCGTACGGGGAATCCCGACTGACGCTCCTGGCCCGAAGGCCATGTACCGATCTGCATCATCCCAAGAGAAGTCTCCAAGGACGCGAGCTATTTTTCTGCGTGCCACGTTGAATACGTTGGACACGTCGGCTCCCGGGAAGGGAACCGAAAAGCCAGACAACCTTGCATTGGTTGCCATGCAAACCGCTTCACACTCGATAAACTTATCAATCGCAACCTGGCTGGTGTTAATACCAGTCGGGAGGCCATCCCACTTCGAAAGAAGAGAGACAGCCTGGTAACTGCGAAAGAAGGTTCTCCAGTCATCGAACCAATCTGGGTCCAATGATGTAGAGAGGATGTCAGTGAATTTGTTATTACCTAACATGCTTCTGACAGTCGAGGGAAGCCCGTCACCCAATCCGGACAAAACAGCGTCCGCAAAGGAGGCGGTGAAGTGACAATAGTGACTTGTGTTTCGCGGTTTCATAGAAGGAAATCCTAATGAGGTTAAACAGAGTGAGTCTGGATGACTCCGAGTCCACTACCAAGCGGGCTCGAGATTTGCAACGGCCGCGTCAAACAACGCGTTCGCTACCAATCCCTGCAACCTATCCGCGAAGTCCTGCCGCTCCGCCTGCGAAAACGCAGACGGGATGATCACCTCAACAGAGGCGTTCATTGTGCCCAACGTCTGTCCGACGCAAGCACAGGCAGAGTCAACTGTTGCCGCTTTTGGCACACTGAGCGTGAAACGGGCCCGATAGATACCGTCTTTCGACGGACCACGGACTGACGAGCTGACGATGCTGGTAGCACCACCAAAACTAGCGTCACCAACCAAGGCCCACTTGGCGATCGATGACTCGACGCCGCGTGGATTGTAAACCTTGGTGTTAAGCGTGATTGCGCTTTGAACTGCCATACTTGGCTCCTTGTGTG